AGTAAGTTCATCACTTAGTGGACATGCTAAAGCAGACAACAATGCAAGAGCCGGTACAATCATTGGTAAAGCAATTGGTTCCAATGAAGCAGGCGAAGGAGTCATTGAAGTACTTGTAAATATGATGTAAACAAATACTCAGTCTCGAGATTAAAAAGCACTCTTCGGAGTGCTTTTTTTTGACTTGCAAAATGCAACCAAACTTTATTTTCCTGGGTACAATTTTTATCAAATCTTTGATAAATACTTGTTGAGAGATCTAGTTGGTAGGACTACTCAAACAGAACACAAAGCATATACCGATCTAAAGATCTAGGTATAGGAAGGACAATTTTGCTCTTCAAAATGCAGAAGGTACACATATGGAAGAAATTTTTGTTTTAATTGCAGACGTCGGAGCGCCTATTGCCGGTTCACTGGTAATGGGCTTTTTTATCTTCACAGTCATAAAACAAATTTTAAATGGCATTGTGGACCAAATTAAAACACTCACTATGTTTTGCGAAAGTTTAGAAAACAGAGCAAGGACAATGAGTAATGAAATGATGAAGATTGATCTGTTAGTAAGTAGTGCTTTAGAACTCCGGCCAGACATAGACAGAATTTCAAGAGCAGAAAATTTTGTTGAGGATGGTAAGGTTGATGCGAGGCGAGATTAATGGAAACATTTTCTAATTTAATAAGCGAATTTGGTTTCCCAATCGTAATGATGGTTGGACTCGGGTATTTTATCTATTTCATATGGCACTTTATTAGTGAACACATAGAGCCTGAAATAGAAAAAATGCACTTTGCATTAATAAGGGTTATTGATCAAACAAGAATGTTAGATCAAGATATGATAAGATTACAACAAAAAGTGAATGTAGTCTTAGAATACAGAGCCAAAGAGAAAATTATACAGGCGGCAGAGCAAGAGAGATTAGTAAACGAGCTCAAGAAAAATCCGTTAGGTAAGTCTCAGGCAGGGAGAAGCAAGAAGAATGAAAACAAATAATTTAATTAGGTGTGGGATTTCCCACACTTTTAGGGGCACGGTTCTTGCATGTATTATGTTAGTATCTACAAATGTAGTTGCTGATGAGTTAGTCCATAAATTCAAGAATCCTTCTTTTAGTGGGATTGGGACTAGCAGTCATTATTTGACTATTGAGAACCAGGAGAAAAGTAGAAAAGACAAAATTAAGGATGATATTGAAGCAGAACTATTGCGTCTAAAAAGAGAAGAAGAGAATTCAACTCTTAATAAGTTTTTAAGAAACTTAGAGTCAAGGATATATTCTCAACTATCTAAACAACTAGTTGATAATATGTTTGGTAATGAAGAAGGCGCAGATTTTGGTTCATTTTTAATTGAGGGAAATACTGTAACTTATGAAAGATTAGTTGGCGAAGACGGAGTAGAATTTATTCGTTTAACTATTGTTGATGCAGAAGGAAGTACTACCACAATTGATATACCGATTGGTGTAGGAAATATAGGATAATGAAATTTAGGAATCTTTTGCCTGTCATATTTATAGGCATATTAGGTAGTGGCTGTGCAAGTTTGTCACTACCAACAAATGTGGTAAAAGATGAATGGTGCCAGCCTAATTTCATGGAATGTATTGAAGACCCAGTACAGGTTGAGCTTCCAACATATCAGAAGTTAAGGCAATTACCGCCGGCAGATGTTATGCCAGTAGTGGCGGTATATGCATTTTCAGATTTAACAGGGCAACGTAAACAAAAAGATAACATTGCTCTGTTTAGTACGGCAGTTACTCAAGGTGCTAAACCTTTATTAATTGACGCACTAAAGGCCGCAGGAGCAGGAGATACTGGTAACGGTACTTGGTTCCGTGTGGTAGAAAGAGGTTTGGGTTTGGACCATCTTGTCAGAGAAAGACAAATAGTCCGATCCACAAGAGAGGATCATGCTAAAGGAGCCGATGGCAAAGTCCAAAAATTAGATCCAATGCTTTTTGCAGGAATGATTTTAGAGGGTGGAGTTATAGGTTACGATAGCAACGTCGAAACAGGAGGAAACGGTGCTCGATACTTAGGTATTGGTGGAAGTGCTCAGTATAGACGTGATTCAGTTGTGGTCTCTCTTCGTGCAGTTAGTACATTAACTGGCGAAGTTTTACTCAACGTACAGACATACAAGACAATATTAAGTGTGGGCATGGGAGGAGACGTATTCCGTTTTCTTGATATGGACACAAAATTATTGGAACTAGAAACTGGCGTAACGCAGAATGAATCGGTTACTTGGGCAGTTCGAAGTGCAATTGAAGCCGCTACTTTGGCTATGATTGAACAAGGCGACGAACGAGGCTTCTGGAAAATTAATTGGCCAGAAGAAGAGCAGGATACAGAAGAAGTAGTATTAACTGTTCCTGTAATTTCTGAGGAAATTGAAGGCGTTGCAAATGAAGTGGAAGGTTCTCAAAATGGAGAGAAGGAATGATTAATAATAAAAAATTGTTAGCAATGTTTACTGGAGTTGCGATGTTTACAAGTTTAAACATAGCATCTGCTGGTACAACAGACAACGAAATTTTACTTGATCAAGAAGGTACGACTCTTACTTTAACAATTGACCAACAAGGGTACGGTAACAAGGTTAGTGGTGATAGTTCACAAGGTTCAGATTTTGTGATCACTGGTAGTACAGTTACATTTAACTTAGACCAAGTAGGTAACTTGAATAAGTTTTTTGGACCGTTGATATCAGATAATGCTACTATCAATGCTGTATTTACTGGAGACAGTAATATCTGGGATTGGAACTTAGGTGCTTCTGGAAGCACTGACTACGCAAACTTTTTAGTTGACGTGGAAGGTGATTCTAACACTTTTGACATTGATGTGGGTGGTTCTGTTTCGGCAGAACGTTTAGACTTTGATCTAGACATCTTAGGAAACAGTAATGATTTCGATATAGATGTTGAAGTTGATGATGCTAAATGGGATTTTGATATCACAGGTAGTAACAACGACTGGACTACAAGTCAAACTGACGGAGCCTATCATAAAATGATAGTGTTACACGACGGAAGTGGTGGCACATTTAGCCTTACACAAAGTTCAGGTACTTGCCCTCAGGGTATTACATCATGTTATAGTGAGATGAATCTTGATATAGATAGTGAAAATGCTACAGTTACAATCACTCAGACAGACTAATGTTACGTTAGCATTCTTGTTGTGTTCATTAAGTTTTGACGCTTTTGCAAATATAGGCAATGTATCAGAACTTAATGGCACACCAGGTTCAATAGAAAGGACGAGTGGAGAGAGCATCGTAGCAGAGCTTTCAACGACAATTGAAAGTTACGATCAAGTAGAAACAACAAATGGCAGATTGAAAATTGAATTTGTCGACGACACAAAGGTCAGTTTGACCGAACACACATATATGGAAATAAACGAGTACGTTTATGATCCAGATCCAAGTAAAAGCAAAATGGCTTTGAACTTCGTGCAAGGGACTGCACGTTTCGCCACTGGCGGATTAGGCTTGGTTCCAAAAGAAAACATTCAAATACAAACACCAACAGCAACAATTGGTATTCGAGGTACCGACTTCACAACTACAGTTGATGAGTTAGGTAGAAGTCTGGTTATATTATTGCCAGATGAAAACTGTGACGATAAAGTTGCATTAGAAGAAGGTTGCAGACCCAGTGGTAGTATAACAATTACTAATGAAGGAGGCACAGTAGTATTAGACGAAGCCTATGCAAGTGCTATGGTTAGTACATATGAAACGCCACCAACACCCCCAGTTGTTTTGTCTGGCATAGATCTTAACATTATAGATAATATGTTTATTGTTTCAGAGCCAGACGAAATTAGACAAGCAATAGAAGAACAAATTCAAGAAAGGCAAGGAGCAGATTATCTTGCTTTTACTGACCTCGATGTTGACTTATTAGAAGAAAACATTTTAGAAGATGACAGAGAGGCAGACTTAGAATTTACTGAACTAGATATTAATTTCTTAGATGTAGATCTGCTACAAGATTTACTTGAGATTATAGAAGTTACAGTAGACTTAGACGAAGAAACAGCGGCACAAGACTCTGCAGGTTCAACTGTAGCAGATATTAGAGGTACAATAAATCCTGGATTTGATCCACAAACATCATTTAATACAATCATTGATCAGGGTGCTGGAGACATTTGGTTTTACAGAGATAATAATGGTATAATTAGTATTAGAATACCTATATCATCACAAGCAACTATTGACACGGATGTAGATGGTAAGACCGGACAAATTATAGTAAACGGTGGAGGCAGTATAAATATTATCATAAGACAAACCAGCGGATAACGTTAATGAACACAGATCACATATTGCCTTATGTGCAAAAGGCAAAATCTTATGGTACTAGAGTACTAGTTGTATCTTTAGATGACGAAATAGAACTTTTAAAAAGTTTATCAAGTGCAGGACTAGAAGTAAGAATTATCAATTCTCACGACATTATTTTAAAACAAAATCCAGAATTTAGACAAGACTTAGTATGGGCACATACAGTAATTTTCTTTGGTAATACTTGCCAAGTAGATTCTGCTGTAGTGTTTAATTTAATATCTAAAAATGTATTGGAAGAAACAATACCACATGAAGTGTTTAATGGTACATGGCAACAACAAAGTATTTCTAAGTTAGCAACTTTTCACCACATAAAAGACGCATGGACAGAAATACTTAAAGTCTGGCCTGAATTACCGTATAAGCATTATCTCAAACAAATTGGAATTGTTTATGCTGGTGCAGAGCAAGGAGTTTCGATCGCACATTTATGTACTTGTGATTTAGTAGAATATATTCAACTTCTTAAAAAGACAGGGGCAAAAAAGTTCTTGTGTTATAATTTAATGGAAACAGTACAACTCGATAGTATCCTAAGAGTACAACTTTTAGCGGATGCTATGAATGAGATAGACAACAAAAATTTTATATATGTAACTTCTGCTTATGGCATGCAAGACAAATGGTTACAATTTTGTGCAGACAATGAAATTTTGAATCCTATAAGTATTATGTCTGGCAATTGGTATGATCAAACTTGGGTAGATGAAATAGTAGAGGTTCCTGATTTTGATCCTACATACATGCCTTCAAAAACTTTTTTATGTTTTAACAATACACCAAGATGGCATAGAACAAAACTTGTGACAGAACTAGTTCATGAAAATCTTTTAAAAGATGGCTTAGTAAGTTTGCGTAATAATAATCCAATACATTGGGACGAATTAGACTTAGATAAAACAAGGCCACAAGCAACAGAGTGGCTTAAAAATAATATTCCATTAAGTATTGACAACATTAATACAAGAGAAATGCATATAGCATTTCCAGACAACACAGATATTCAAATGCATAAAGATACTCATTTTTCATTAGTTACAGAAACTATATTTCAAAGTGATAATGAGTTACCACCAGATAATAGTACAGATTATTTACGTGGCGGCATATTTTTTACAGAAAAAACATATAAGCCTATGTGGTTTAAACAAGCATTTATAGTTTGTGCTGTACCAGGATTTCTAAAATATCTGAGAACATTAGGTTGGCAAACATTTCATCCATACATTGATGAAGGTTATGATAACGAAAAAGATGATAATATACGTTTAGAAATGATAATTGAGGAGGTAAAAAGGCTAAATAGTAATACTGAGGAGGAATGGCTTCGCTTTAGACAAGGTATACAACCAATCATAGAGCAGAATGCACAACGAATTCGCAGAGAACATTCTGGTATTCTACCTACTTCTCCTTGGGAGGAATTGTTTGAATGAATATAGATAAGAAACTTAAAGAGATGGAACCTAAAGATACCCCTCTACTTGTATTAGGGTATATCATACTAGGAATGATGTTGCTATTATCCCCACAGGCAACAGCAGACAACGTAATTTTTATTGACCAAACAGGTGATTTACTAGACTTGGAAATCACACAAGAAGGTGCAGGTAATCAGATAGAAGCACTAAATGGAAATGGAGATGCGACTATCTCAGGTAATAATAAAACAGTTGACTTTACTCAAGACGGTTTAAGAAATCAAATCAGAACATGGAGCCATGGCGGCAATCAAATATTATTTGCTGATATCCAAGGTAATGATAATCTTATATCATTAGATAATCACGGAAACAACAATAAACTTTATTATTGGGGAGTTGGTGATAATAATGTTGGTTGGCTTGAAATAGGTAACGGTGGCGACAACGATAATCAAATAGAACTTTGGCAGTACGGTGATGATCATTATGCATATTTAGAAACAGATGATGACTATAATGCCATTGATGCTTATCAAGGCGGCGGGCAAGATGACAACTATCTGTTTATAAACAGCGATGGTAACAGTAATGATATTGTTGCTTGGCAAGGCAAACATTCAGACGGCACAACAGATGCTGATGAAGTTGGTGATCACACAGGTTACTGGATTGTAAATGGTGATAGTAATGTGCTGAAAAGTTATCAAACAGATACTAACAGAGCAAATGGCGGTGCAGGACATCATTTTGCAAACTACATTACAGGTGATAGTAATGTTGTTACTCATACACAAAAAGGTAAAGCAGGACATGACGGCTTTATAGAAATCACAGGCGATAGTAATACAGTAGACTTGTATCAAAAAGGCAACAATGGTGTTAAGTGGGCAGATTTAGTACTTGATGGTGACGGGCAGTCATTAGACGTAACACAAAAAGGCGGCCAGGCCGCAACAGCGGCAATTGATCTCACTTATGGCACAGCCGCATATGACTTTACATTGTTGCAAGAAGCAACATCTAATGCATTAAGTTATACAATTACAGGCACATGTTATACCGTTGGCGGCTGTACAGTATCCGTAACACAAAGTAATTAGCATTTTTCAATAAATACTCTTTATGAGATACACAATATTATTAATATTTTGTGTATGCTTTCCATTACAGTTACATACACAACCTCTGGACCTTAGGTACTCTGTACCCATTGACTGGGACTATTGTGAAAAAAACAGAATTGAATGTGATAGAGTTGGAAGTTTCAATGATTCCATACTTCCTAAATTTGATATGCAGGAACCTATCACTACAATACAATGGGCAACATTTGTATCTTTACAAATAGCAGATATTTACACAACATACAAAGGCTTGCAATATAATTGTGTAAAAGAATTAAATCCTATCTTAGGTGAAACTCCGAGTCTACCAAGAATGTTTGTGACTAAAGCAGTCGTATTAACACCTGCAATCAAACATGACATACGCAACAATAATCTAACACCCAAAACAATGGATGAAATAAATTTTGTGATGTCTATAGTGGTTGCAAATAATCTCGATGTGTATAACAGATCCAAAAAACGTTGTATTAAAATACGATAAATATTGATATGAAATGGTTATACAGCGGCTGGGCAGTTGCAGTCAGCATAGTACTGCTTACACTCTTAAAAATATTAGACCCTACGCCCTTACAATCATTAAGAAGTCAAACATTCGATGCCTATCAACAACTTGACGAAATAAAGCAAAGCGAAGAAGTTGTTTTAATTAATATAGGCGAAAAGAGTTTACAACAATGGGGACAATGGCCATGGCCGAGACAGAACTTTGCACAACTGATTCACGACATCAGACAGAAGAATGGTGGTATGATTGGACTTACCATAATGTTTCCGGAGACAGACCGGTTTGCAGGAGACGAAACACTAGCAAGTTGGATGAAGGGGAACGGGATAGTTTTAAGCCAGACCCCCTCTTCAAGAGGAGTTCGGAGTTCAGGTCCTCACATTGGCACAGGGACGATTGGACCTTTACCAGCTCAGGACTTTTTGCTAACTTGGCCGAATCTAGTAACAAACATTCCAATACTTGAAGAACAAGCAGAAGGTATAGGTGTAGTAGCATCAGCACCACAACCTGACAATCAAACAAGAACATATCCATTAGCAATAGCAGTTGCAGATAAATTATATCCTAGTTTTGCTATAGAGATGTTAAGAACTTATACGCAGAAACCAAGTTATATTTTAAAAACAACTGAAATTGGAGTACAAGAATTTGCAGTACCACCTTTTGATCCTATTGTTACACAACCAGATGGTACAGCATATATACGTTTCAATAATGTGTTTAAAGAATACGAATATGTCGACATATCTAGTTTACCAGACTTAGGAGGTAAATTTGTGATAGTAGGAGTAACAGCAGAAGGTGTTGCTAATCCTGTTCCTACCCCAAAAGGCAACCTCTATCCACAGCATATACAAGCACACATGCTACAAAACTTTGTAGATGGATCAAACATACAGCGGAGCCAGTTAAGTGCTGTTACAGAGCTTCTGTGTGCGTTCTTGAGCATGATTTTAATAGCAATCGTAGTTTATAGAGCACCTATATGGGCAAGTATGCCTATTTCCATAGGTATTCTAGGCTTAATTGCCTATTATTCAGTGCATTCTTATACTGCAAACTTGATGTTATTTGATGCAACTTTTCCTATTTTATCAGGATTTTTGATATTTACTCAGTCAAGTTTTAACAATTTTTGGGTACAATTTAAACTTAGAGCAGAGATACAAAAGCAATTTGCCGGCTATGCCTCACCTACTGTGGTAAGAATGTTGCAAGAAAACCCTGCACTAATCAAAGAAGGTATGAAACGAGAAGTAAGTATTTGTTTTTCAGACTTACGTGGCTTTACACCACTAGGAGAAAGTTTTGGAGATGACGTAAAAGGACTTACAGAAATTATGAATGGTTACATGGATGCTATCACACAACCTGTATTAGATGCTGACGGAATGATTATAAAGTATATTGGAGATGCAAGTATGCACATACATAATGCTCCAATGGAAGATCCTAATCACCCAGCGAGTGCTGTAAAAACTGGACTACTTATGCTTAAAGCAGTTGAAAAATTTAATAAAAAAATTGTTGAAGAAGGCAGACCCCCGGTTGGTATGGGAGCAGGTATTAATACAGGACTTGGTTATATAGGTGAGATGGGTTCAACTGCAAGACATAGTTATGATATACTCGGCGATGCTGTAAGTACTGCGGCTAGAATAGAGAGCAAATGTAAAGAATATGGATGCCTATTGCTAGTTGGAGGAGAAACATACAAGCACACAAAAGATAAATTCTTTTATTTAAAAGTAGACGACTTAGCAGTAAAAGGTAAGACAGTAGGCATAGAAATATATACGGTGTTAGATTATGCACCAGGCAAACATGCTAAGTCAAGAGAAATGCATGCCGATATGCATAAGCATTATAGAAATCAAGAATTTGACAGAGCAATACATCTATGTGAATTACTTAAAACACACTTTGATCATAAGATGATTGATTATTATAATATGTGGATTGAACGATGCGAATTTCAAAAGACGCAGGAACTACCTAAAGACTGGAATGGTATCTTTATTGCAACTACAAAATAGTTTTATTCTATTTCGTACTTTTCAATATTTTTTAACAGATTGGGAATCTCTTCGTTTTCAATCATTCTAATAATTGTTTCTGTGAGATTAATTTCTTGACGTACTAAAGACATCCTGAAAAGAAGTTTTCTCATCTCTTCCTCATAGTATTCTAACTCTTGTTCTTTGCGTAGTTTTTCTTCTATGAGGTCAGCAATCTGTATAATTTTGCTACCTTGCATACTATTATTTACCTACTCCTCTGGCTCCCAATTTTGTAGGTTATGAAAGAATTGTGCATAGTATCTTCCATCTTTAATAAGTTGCCTTGCATGAAATAATTCTAGAGGAATACCAGAATCATGTTTGAGAATAGGCCAGTAGTAACGTTTAATAATTCTTTCTAATCTTTTTACATCTGCCTCTAAGGCATCTAGTAAACTATTATTAAATTCTAAGTCTGTGAGAAGTCCAACAAGCCATACGTGATGATCACTTGTTGGATCATATCTTCTTGTCATGTCTCTAGCATCGTAATATAATGCTCTAATAGGATTTATTCCTGGTCTATATTTTTTTATAATGTGAGGAAAAGTAAAATCACCTGAACGTGTTCTTGATTGTCTGGTAAGTGCCGCATACTCTTTTTTAAGTGCGGCCTTTAGTGATTCAAGACTTTCACCAGTTTGCCTGTCGTACTCTTTTATTATTTTGTTTGCTAATCGGATTTGTCTTTTTGTAAAATGTTTTTTACAAGATTCTATATCTTCTATTGTATATACACCGTCGAGAAGATCGTGAGGCAACGTAGTAGTCTTAGAAAACTTTTCTAATTCTGCTTGAATTCTTACACATATAAAATCGATTACTTCTGGCAAAACAGACTCCAATTATGCAGGACTATCCTGCGTTTACTTCTAGAATTCTGTGTAGTTTGTCTGTCCCGCCGTTTCTGTTGAGTGTTGCTCTTGCACCTTGATGCATAGGTTGTGGCCATCTACCTATATCAACCCAAGCATAACCTGAACTTTCACCATTAAGTGTTGGAGAAAATTCTTTATCTACTACAGCGGCAAAACTGTAATAATAGAAATTTTTATCCTTGCTTTCGTAAACATCAATAGGATTGAGTTTGTGTAACTCGGGCATAAATCCTATTTCTTCTACTAGTTCTCTTTGTAATGCTTCGAACGGTGTCTCACCTTTGTCAATAAGACCACCAAAGAAACCCCATGTGTGTTTGTATCTCTTGTCGCTATTGCGTAATTGTAATAAACATCTTCCTGTGTCTTTTGCTAGGAACACTACACCTGCGGCAGTAATCAAAGTATTAACCTCCAGAAGCCACCATTATAAGTTCCTTGCCAACTACTTATCCATTGTGTGCCTGTCCACTTGTATTGTTGCCCTGTGTGAGTATTTTTCATAAAATGTCTACTACTACTTTGTGTACTAGCATCAAATACAACGTTCCAACTTGTACCATCATATTCTATAATATCATTAGGACTTGCTGATATACCGCCCCACTCTACAAATGTTGGTACAATAGATTCTGTAATTAAGTATCTTTGTCCAGTTGCCTGTGCTATCAATGTATCACCTGGTCTACTTACACCAGGGTCAATTATTTTATCTACTGCTGTTAGTGTATCAGCAGGTAATGTATCTGCATCTATATTGAATACTAAATTGTTATCGTCTAAAGGATTCTTAGCAATACTACCTACAACAACCTCATCTGTTTTACCTGGATCTGAACTTATGTTAAGTTCTAATCTGCTTGTTGCTGTTATTTCACCATGCATTTCTATAATATCACTCCACTTAGTAGGAGTTAGATTCTGTAATACTAATGTAGCACCACCGGACACAACTTGTACTTTATAGTTGTTTGGCGACACAACAACAGTAGCATCATCTGGTATACTACCAAAGAAGTCTGCATAACTGCTATCAAACCCTAAGTCCTCAATACTGTCAACATTATGAATGTCATTTACAATTCTTTGTATAATTGTTTGCTTTTTAACTTTTGCAGGAGGACTAATCCAAATAGGTACAGCAAATGTTAGTGTTGATATATCTAATGATTCATCTGTTCCCGCTGGTAATGTTCTGCTACTCCAGTTGATGTCTGTAAGTTCTACTTCAAAAATGCTTGTCCAATCTAGTGGATTATCGTTTACTTGTAATTGTATACCTGGATTAAATATTACAAAAATTTGTTCTAGTATTTGTAATTTTGTATCAGTGTTAGTAGTCCACACATCAACTTGAATATTTAAGTTATACGGTACAGGCATGTATCTTTGTGTTGTATACAAATTACCTTGCCCTGATGTATATGCACCAGCCTCAACGTCCCACTCTCTTTCTGCTACTTGATTTGTGTCAACTAGAAAAGGATCTTGTATTCTGTCTTTTGCTGGTTGTATACTCTGTATACTAACTGTGATTTGTGGTGCATTGTTCACAGCATTTTCTGAATTGTTTCTCAGTAAGTGAGCAACCATTCTACTGATATCACCATATCGTGCAGGCACCCTGTTAAGACGTGGCACGCCTTTAACAATCTCTTTTACTTTAAAATTTGAGAAAACTCGTACAAGTTGAATCAAGTAACGTTTTACTTGAGCATCATACCAGTAGTCTAAGTTTTTGCCTGCCATAATTTATTATACGTTTTCTAAACGTTCCATTAATCTTTCAGCACGGTTAGTAACTTGCTTGTGCCATCTGCTGTCTCTACCTTCTACTGCGGCTGTTTTCCAGTCACTTTCTAAGATAGCGGCATGCATTTTTTTAAATTTGCTTAGTCTTGTTCTACCCATGTTGAACATCATATTAACTAATATTTGTTGTACTTCATCTGGTAAGTCTGAGAATACACCATCTTCATAAAGTAGTTCGCATTCGTTAATTGCTGTGTCTAAATCTTTTTCAAAGCAATCTTTAACACGTTCTTCTGATACTGGTGTGCCAACAGGCTGACCATGTTCTGGGTCTGAATCTATAACAAGATGTCCAACACCAAATGTTGGGTATCCCAAATGATCAAGATAGATTTCATAAACCACTCCTTCATCTATTTTTAATTGTTCAAAGACCGCTTCGCGATCTAATTTTGTGTCTTTTCCAAAAAACATTTCTGCTCCTATGTGTCGGTCCTAGGTCTTACAACCTGGCTTAAATTTGTTTTTTCTGGGACTTGCTCACCATCGCTATTTGTTGTGATGTTATCATTGTTTATAAACGATGCCAATGTCTTATTAGCAGTTGCCCATGTACGTTTATTATCGTCAGCATATTTAATCCATCTAGTTCCTCTTTTTTGGAATAGTCTATGTGGTGAAAAATCTGTTCTCAAGAAAAAATCTCCATCGCTTGTACCTGATGTAGGGAATGATCCTCCACTACCTACTAGGCTTAATCCATTCGGTGCTGAACCGTCACTTGGTTCAATATATGCTTTGTCTGGCGCATTAGGGTCAACGTACAGATGACTTGCTCTATTCAATCTTGAATCAGAAGCAACATCATTTTCTGCTTGTTCTAATATCTTATCATTAATGATAATTTCATCTTTATACTTACTAAGAAGATTTCTGAGATCTCCTTCTTCCTCACCAGTACCAAGTATATCTCTGTATTCTTGACTGTCTGTTATAGGACCACACTTAACTCTCCATAAGTGAGGCCACCAACGTGGATCAAATCCTTCTGATGGTCTTGCACCTTCTTGTACTACATAGTACCTGTTAATTGCTTCATCACTTCCTAGTAATGCATCGTCACGCAAATGAGGTAGTTCTAAAACGTCTCCGGGCATAAGTTTTCTGCCTATAGTTTCCATCATTGTTTCTATATGAAAGTTTATGAAAACAGTATCGTTTGCCAAGAACGCACCAAATTGCGTTAAGTCAAAACCGTCGTTGTCCTGTAATTGGTATGAACCAATCATCTCAAAAATATCTTCACTATACTTTCTGTCTCTGTTTTCTAAAAACAATAAGTCTTGAATAAAGATATCAGATGTTTCTCCTTGTGTACTTGGTCTTGTCGGATCTTTTGAATCTGCAATGTCTTGTATTCCCAAATACTTGTGAACATGTACACCAGTACCACCTGCGTGAAGATGCTCGCCAACGATTCTGTCAAAGAACTTATAATCGTTAGTTTTAGTCGGATTCCATAGTTTTAACTTGCCCATAACACTATTTATCAGAACTTTAATCAAGCAATTTTAGTATCGATAAATATCAGTATGAACAGAGATTCCATGTTACATGATTTCAAGGAGCAGTTAGGCGATATCGAAACTGCAATAGAGATAGGTGTATGGAGAGGTGATTACAGCAGATCTATAATTACTAAACTATTACCTAAAACGTTTTACGGTGTAGATCCTTACGAATTGTACGAAGGATATACTGATAAACCGTCGCCGTCAGAGTTTGCAGATCAGTCAAGTTTAAACAATTTATACGACACAGTTGTAAAGACATTTGACGGATTTAATAACGATTACGGCTCAACTAAAAGCATTTTAGTAAGAGATTTAGGAGCCAACTATGCATCTCAATTTGCAGATAACACAATTGACTTCGTTTATTTAGATGGTGATCACAAGTACGAGCCTGTAAAAGAAGAAATAGAAGCATGGTATCCTAAAGTCAAAATAGGCGGTATACTAGCAGGGCACGACTACACAGAAAGAAGCCACATCGAAGAGTTTGGTGTCATTCCAGCAGTTAACGAATTTATAGAAAGAACAGGATTAGAACTAAAAACTACACTACCAGAACCATTTGCTTCTTGGTGGGTAACAAAAACATAGGACACACATGAGAATTTTTATTACCGGGCATGACGGCTTTATCGGCTCACACATGGTCAAACGTCTCGAAGGCGATCACGAATTAGGATTTCTTGAATATGATTTAAGAGACCACACACAAGTTAAACTACAGTTACACGATTTTAATCCAGATGTAATTGTACACTTAGCGGCAAGAACAGAAGTAGAAGATAGTTTTTATGAGCAAATTGTATTCTCAGAAATAAACTATGTAGGTACTGTGAACCTAATTGAAGCCGCTTCAACTTTGCCTAACTTACAAAACTTTGTTTTTGCAAGTACAATGGAAGTGTATGGTTGGCAACCAATCAGCGATGTAATTAAACGTGGAGGCGAAGATCCAACAGATATCTTTGCATTTACAGAAGAAACACAACCAAATCCAAATGCTCCATATGCCGTTGCTAAGTATGGCTGTGAAAAATATTTAGAGTATGCTAATAGAAGTTTAGGTTTACCGTTTACTGCAATACGTCAAACAAATGCATACGGTAGAAAAGACAACAATTTCTTTGTAACTGAGCAAATCATATGGCAAATGTTGGATAATCCTAATGAAATATTTTTAGGTTACGGTAAGCCATATAGGAACTTTATTTACATTGATGACTTACTTGATGCCTGGGAGGCTGTTATACGAAATCCTGATAAGTGTGCAGGTGAGATTTTTTGCTTAGGTCCTAACAATGCAATTAGGATATCAGACTATGTTGATATGATTGCAGACAAAATGAATTGGAAAGGAAAAGTACATTGGGATAAGAAACCTGCAAGACCAGGAGAGATATTTTTGTTGAACAGTTCCAATGCAAAAATTACACAAAAACTTGGTTGGGAACCTAAGATTTCACTAAGTGAGGGACTAGACATGACTATTGCTGTCTGGAAGGAACTTTACGCCAAAAATGCCAAATATAAGAATATTACCAATATAATTGCATAATTTTTTCGCTAATTTTATATATAGTTGTTGACAAGGTTAAAAGATGTGTTAATATAGTGCATATCTTCTGAAGACCAAGGACAACTATTTTACATGGCAAAAAGAAAATCTAAAAACATTTACTTCACCCCAGAACCAGACTGGAAGTCTTATGTTGATCTCAAAACAGAAGAAGAACGTTCTAAAGCATTTAGAAACTGTGAGTACTTTGTGCGTACAGAGGTTAAAGATAAAGAAAAAATTACTTTGACACGAGAGTGGATAAAAAATAAAGCACCGTGGACTAAGAAAGAGAAAGAGTTAATTTTAGGGCAACCTGATTGGGGATTTTCAGCAAGTAGCAGTTCTTTCTATATTGAAAGCAAAGTAGGCTGGCTACCTGAGTCTATAATGAATCACATTCTTAAAAGAAAAGATGAATGGATCAAACGTGGCCGAGAGCATATTGCACAAAAAGAAGAAAAAATTGAGAAAGCAATAGCAAAGCCTAAAATTAGCATTCAAGATAGAATGAAAGAACAGATTAGTGACTTATGTGGTGATATAGAATTTTTCTTAGACGAACTTGTTGACGGTAACAAAACTATCAAAGAGTTTGATCCTTACAAGATGATGATTGTTTATCAACCAGAAATTAAAGTACCACATGCAAAATTAATCAAGGAAGAATTTGCTAGAGGTCATGAAGAAGCACTTGAGGTGATTGAATGGCAAGATGAGCAAATCAAAGAAGCATATAGTACGTTTACATTAAAACAACGTAAAGCATACCTACAGTTCTTTGAAACAATTAATACTGCTTGTGATACCATGATACAAACAAAAGCCGTTAAACGCAAAGCTCGTAAGCCTAAGGCACGGTCTAAAGAAAAGATAGTACAGAAGTTAAAGTTTAAGATTAATGAGCCTGAATTAGGACTTGCTAGTATTACTCCTACAGATATTGTGTATGCTAACGAATGTTGGGTGTACAATACAAAAACTAGGAAACTAGGAGTGTATCATGCAAAAAGTAAAGATCCTCGTAATCTTAGAAGAGAAGGCGCCGGACTTATGATAAAGGGCACAACTATACAGGACTTCTGTGAAGAATCAAGTTTGCAAAAAACACTTCGTAAGCCTAAAGAACAATTGAAGCCTTTTGTTGCAGGTGCTAAAGTGGCATGTAGAAAGAACTTTGAAGCAATCAAAACCACTGATACCAAGATGAATGGTAGATTGAACGAGCACACTATTTTATTAAAGGCCTTTTAACCATTCTAAGCCAAAACCCACCTAAAATCTGATAAATAGTGTTATGCCAGAGAATCAAATAGGATATAGCAGTAGAGAAGACCTCGTAAGAGAGTTGCAACTTAGATTAGCAGACGATATTGTTGACGTCGAGCTCGATAGAGATCATTATGATGTAGCAATAGATTCTGCTTTGAAAAAGTATAGGCAACTTAGTTCCGGTGCGGTAGAAGAAAGTGTAATCTTTATCCAAACCCAAATTGGTGTTACGGAATACACATTACCAAATGAAGTAATGGAAGTAAGACGTTTATACAGAAGAGGAATTGGAAGTAATTCGGGTACAGGTTCAAACTTCGATCCATTTGATGTTGCATTTAATAACATGTATCTATTAAATGCAGGCCAAATAGGTGGCTTGGCAACATTTGATGCATTCTCACAGTACAAAGAAACTATAGGTAGAATTTTTGGTAGTGAATACAATTTCCTTTGGAATAGGAATACCAAAGTATTAAAAATACTTAGAAACGTTTCAACAGATGAAGAAGTAGCAGTAGGTGTATATAACTTTATTCCTGAGTCAATCTTACTGGGCGACATATATGCAGGTAAATGGTTAGGCGATTATGCACTTGCTCAATCTAAACTAATACTTGGCGAAGCAAGAAGCAAGTACATGGGAGGTATCCCAGGTGCAGGTGGTAACATTGTTCTTAATGGAGAAGCAATGAAACAAGAAGGCCAAGCAGATATGGAAATGCTTGTTCAAGCAGTACATAACATGGAAGAAGGTAATAGCCCATTAGGATTTGTAATAGGCTAATTCTTTTTTACTTGTTATCAGCATAGCATTGATGATAAGTATTTTTCATAACACAAACAGGTAAAATATGAATATTATTGGACTCGTAGGATTTATTGGTTCAGGCAAAGACACAGTAGCAAACATGTTTGTAGACAATCATGGATGCGTTCAAGACAGTTTTGCGGCACCTCTTAAAGATTTATGCTCTACAATATTTGGCTGGGAAAGACACTTATTGGAAGGCGACACAATAGAAAGCAGAGACTTCAGAGAAACTCCTGATCTATATTGGACAAAGAAACTTAATATTGATAATTTTACTCCTCGATTAGCATTACAACTAATGGGTACTGAGGTACTAAGAAATCATTTTCACGAAGACATTTGGTTAAACAGTTTAGAATATAGACTCCGAATGAGACACCAAACTGATCCTTGTGTGGTAGTAAGTGATGCTAGATTCCAAAACGAACTATCACTTATAAAGTCTATGAATGGATTTGTTATTTGGGTGCAACGTGGCGAAATGCCTGAATGGTATGATATTGCTAAAACATCTCAAACAAATGCAGTGAATAGAAAAATTATGCAAACACGTTACAGTAGTGTTCATGAAAGTGAATGGAACTGGGTTGGACATTCTGTAGACTATATTATTAAAAATGATGGTAGTTTAGAAGACTTAACAGAAAGAGTTGCAGAGATTAGAAAAGAAATAGACGCCAAAAACCCGCCTACAGCACTATATAGTGTGTGAAGGTATATTTATCAAAAACCCCTAAAACCTTGTTACCCAATATTCTATAATACCGGTTAATACCGTCTTTTGGATAAATACATGTATCCATAACAAATTATATATAATGGGAGAACAATATGGCTACATTAACTTCACCGGGAGTTAGCATAACCGTAACAGACGAAAGTTTTTACGCGGCGGCTGGCACCGGAACTGTACCTCTTATTGTTATTGCAACAGGCCAAGATAAAACCGCTCCGGATGGTTCATCAACAGCCAAATACACAACAAAAGCAACTGCTGGAAATGTGTACTTAGTCAATAGTCAAAGAGAGTTACTTACAACATACGGTAACCCTAACTTTAGAAAAAGTGGGGCAACACCTTTACACGGAGATGAGTTAAATGAATACGGTCTACAAGCGGCTTACAGTTTCTTAGGAATTGCCAACAGAGCATACGTTTTAAGAGCTGACATCGACTTGTCAGAACTAAGTGGTTCATCAACTGCTCCAACAGCCTCCCCTGCAAATGGTTCTTATTGGTTAGATATTGCATCTACAACATGGGGACTAAAAGAGTGGGATGGTAGTGCATGGGTAGTACAATCATTATTGGCACCTAACAAAGACCAAGTTACAGTAGGAGCCTCTCCGGCACCTAAGGCATCTATCGGAGTAGATGGTAACTTTGCGGCAGTTTACTTAACAAGTGCTGGTGCAACAATGTCAGACATTAAGTTATTTGAAAAGATTTCAGGTGCTTGGTATCACATTGGGTCAACTGGATGGGACACAGCATCAAGCGGTGACTTCCAGGTTGCAAGACACACTAACGTTCCTGCAGTAAGAAGCGGTGGTGGTTCACTTGTAGCAGGTGACCTTTACTTACAAACTAATACACTGAACAATGGTACAGTACTTGGTTTGAAACTTTACAATTCAACAACTAAAGCATGGGCTAAACAGAATGCATCATACAGAGTTAATTCTTATGAAGCATACGCAGACTACGGTACTGCAAGTTTAGGTGATCTTTGGTTCCAATATAACACAGATGTCGCAACTGTTAATCTTAAAAGACATAACGGTTCTTCAACACTAACTATCTCAAGTTCAGCGGCAATTGCCGATACAACTACAACTGCTACTGGACATACAAGTGGTACTACTGCAATCAAACTTAACATTAACGACAGATTTGCTGTTAATGGTGCAAGTGGATATGTTAATGTAACATTCCATAACTTTGATAGTGATGGTGACGGTAACCTAAGTGTTGACGACATGGTACAAGCAATTAACTCTGCTTTGAGTTCTGCAAGTGCGGCAAATACGCACTCTGATAAAGTTATCGCTTCAAACGTATCTGGTAAAGTCACACTAGTTAATAGTGCTGGTACAGATATTGATGTTGTTGCTGGTGACGTTGCAGGCTTTAACGCGGCAGACTTAGGCTTACAAGAAGCAAATAGTAACTGGGAAAGTTTATCTTTCACATCATCTTCATCGGCTCCAACAGGATCTTTAGCAGATGGTACATTATGGTATGACAACTTAGTTGACAATACTAATATTGATATCGTTTACAAAGCGGCTGATAGTAAGTGGAATTCATATCCATATGATGTAAACATTGCGGCTTCAGAGCCTTCAGTACAAAGCGACGGTGGCGCACTTGTAACTGGAGACTTATGGATCAGTAGTGCAGACTTAGAAAACTATCCTAAGATTTACAAATACAATTCAGCATTAGCGGCAGGCTCAAGATGGGTACTTGTTGATAACACTGATAAAGTATCAGCAGACGGAATCATATTTGCTGATATGAGAAGTGCTACAACACAAGGTGGTGGTGTTGCAATGGACGACGATGCTCCTAATCCTTCTGTATATCCTTTAGGTATACTAGGTTGGAACAAGAGATTGTCAGGTGGTAATGTTAAGAAATATTCAGTAGCAAATGCAAGATGGGAAGACAACAGTGGTAACTTTGCCAGTGGTGCTCCTAGAATGCTTAGAAAAGCACAAAGAGGTGCAGTTGTTACAGCATTACAAGCCGCCATTACAGCCAACCAAGACATTAGAAATGAAACAAATAGATTCAATCTAATTGCATGTCCTGGTTACATCGAGGCTTTAGATGAAATGATTTCACTTAACACTGATAGAAAAGAAACAGCATTTGTTGTTGCAGATGCTCCTCTTGGATTAGCAAGTGATTCAACATCTACTCAAGCATGGGCTACAAACTCAGCAGTTGCAGTAGCAAACGGTGAGGATGGACTTGTAAGTGGATCAGCATACGCGGCTGTTTACTATCCACATGGTATGTCAACTAACTTAGACGGAAGTAACATTGTTGTTCCTTCAAGTTGTATTGCTCTTAGAACATTAGCATACAACGACCAAGTGGCATTCCCGTGGTTTGCTCCAGCAGGTTTCCAAAGAGGTATCGTAAGTAATGCTACTTCTACAGGTTACTTAGACAGAGCAACAGGTGTGTTTAAAGCAGTTTCCTTGAACGAAGGTCAAAGAGACAGTCTTTACAGTAATAAAGTCAACCCAATCGCTAACTTCCCAGGTAGAGGAATTAACGTATTTGGACAAAAGACTTTAAGTCCTACAGCAAGTGCATTGGATAGAATTAACGTTGCACGTTTAGTTGTTTACATTAGAGAAAGACTTGACGATTTAGTTAAGCCATTCTTGTTTGAACCAAACGATGCTTCTACAAGAGCAGATGCTAAAGCAATCGTAGATAGATTCTTAGCAAACCTTGTTACTCAAAGAGGTTTATTTGACTTTGTTACAGTTTGTGACACTTCAAATAACACAGCGGAAAGAATAGATAGAAACGAACTGCATATTGATATTGCTATACAGCCTGTCAAAGCAATCGAGTTTATTTACATTCCGATCAGAGTACAAAACACTCTTGGTTCGACTGCATAAGTTAAACTTAACATTAAAAGGCGTCATTAGGCGCCTTTTTTTGTGGTTATTATAATGTGTTTTAATTATTTTTGCCGAAAAGTGATAAATATTTGCATATAAGCGAGAGATCGTTTTAATAGAATTAACGTAGGAGAAATAAAATGGCATTAGAGGCTATACCAACATTAAATAAATTCGGAGTACCGACTGGTGATAGTACTACCGGAACTGGCATTTTGATGCCAAAACTAAAGTATCGATTTAGAGTAACATTCTTTGAAGGCTTTGGTGGTGCAGTTGCAGGTGATAACTTAGTTCTTACCCAAAACGTACAATCAGTAGTTAGACCAAAGATTACTCATGAAGAAGTTATTATTGATTCTTACAACTCAAGAGCATATATCCAAGGTAAGCATACTTGGGAGGCTATTACAGTAACAGTAAGGGACGACATGACTAACGGTACTTCAAAAGCAATCGGTAGACAGTTGCAAAGACAATTTAACCATTTCCAACAAACAACTCCAGCCGCTGGATCAGATTACAAATTCCAAACAGCGATTGAAGTGTTAGACGGAACATCAACTGAAGCAACTGAGTATTGGGTACTAGAAGGCTGTTTCTTAACTAACGTTGACTACAGTGAGCAAGACTATTCAGCAACAGATCCTGTTCAAATAGTGATGACTATCAAGTATGACAACGCAACACAGTATGATACAGATTCTTCACCACTAAGTCCGGCACCATCCGCAGGAACAGTTAGTACAAACAGAGCGTAATACTAGCCTTGCTAGGAGTTAGCATATGGCATTAGACTTTGTAGGATTACTAGGCGGCGGAACGGAACAAAAGTTTCTTGTAAGAGACTTTAGGAACGCGGCAAGATTAGCACCAGGTGTTAATCCGCCAAGGCAAAAGTTTCAAGGGTATGTAAATTTCATACTTAATAGAGAACTTTATTTCCAACTATACGGTGACCGCGAACAAAATGAATTCAGAACACAAATCAGTAGTTTAGTTAGAACTGCTGATTTGCCGTCTGTTGTGTTTCAAACAGAAACTAAAAACGCATTTAACAAAAAGAAAATTGTAAACACCGGTGTTACATATAATCCTGTGAGCATGACAGTTTTTGATACAGTGGGCAATGAATGGCTTACAACGTTAATGAAATATTTCTCTTATCATTTCATGGACCCACGTAATCAACAACTGTCCGACGACAGAGATATCAAAGGTTTTGAACCTAGAGAAGGCGGAAGAGAAAATATAGGTTCTTCGTTTGGTAAACAAAGTGGCGGCAGTTTCAACTCTAATGATGCTGGTTATAACCTCAATCCATCTGCACAATTTTTTGAACGTATTGATTATATATTGTATCACGGAAATAGAGCAGTTCAGTACAGTATCATAAATCCTATGATGTCAGAGTTCAAACCAGGATCTATTGATTATTCATCTAGTGATGTACAAGAGTTTTCATTTACATTTGATTATGAAAGATTCACAGTATTTGACAAACTTAATTTTGAAATGACTGCAGAAGACTTAGATAGATTTGAAGAATTGGGAGCAATCAGCGGCGACCTATTTGACTCAGACAATATAACTAAGCCTGAAATACTTGAAACAGAAAGAACACTTGATGTCTTGGGCTCGGCTTTCTGGCCTAAGAGAGACAGAACATTACAACCAATTATAAAAAGAGACCAACCTGCTGATCCTGGAGGAACACAAACAGGTGAAACCCAAGAAGGTAAAGAAGAAGGAGGCAGTGGTGATGAAAATGATAACACAACACCACCTAATGCGCCTACACCAGGAACATATTCTCAAGCATACGATCCTAGCATAATGGCAGGCGGCGAGCCTCTTACAGGTGGTAGTGTATTTACAGATATACTTGGCGATGTTGCAGACTCGGCCTTGTCAGCAGTATTAAGAGGTCAGAATGTTAAAGATGCTGTATTAACCACAGCAGTCGCAGGAGCCTCTACAGCATTAGGTAGTGCTATTAATAATGCAGTATCAAACAGAGATGCTATAAAGAAATCAGCACCTAATCAAGGTCCACCACCAGGAAGTACAGACTTTCAATCTGGTATAGACACGGCTAATGTGGCATAGGAGATAGTATGGCATCAAAAAGTTTATATGAAACCTTTGGTAATGAAATTCAATACACAATTTCTGAAGGTACTCTGAGAGCATACTTAGAAAACAGCACAGTAGATTTTGTTTTACCAGAGCCAGTATCTGATTTGTTAGCAGGTTTTATATCTTTTGAAGGCTCAATTGATGGTGTACTACTTGATCAAGTTGAAACAAAACTTATTTCTAGAGGTTTTAAAAAACCAAAAGCAAAAACAATGGCAACTGTACTTTTAAAAGTTGCAGAAGAAGAAGGAATAAATCCTTTGACCTATTTTGAAGATCCAGAACATGCACTTAAACTTACACAAGACAGTTATGATGCAATAAATCAATTGAGACCAAGCGGAAACAGAATAGGCCTCACTACATCAATTAATAATTCTAAAAATAAAAAACTCAGCGGTCTCATCCAGCCATGAACAGAAGTAAATTCGCAAGTGGTGAGTACCTAGTGGAAAACCGCAGTAAATTTGTCGGTACCAAAGCACCTACTTATAGAAGCAGTTGGGAACTTGCATTTATGAGAATGTGTGATGCACACCCTAACATTCATAAATGGGCAAGTGAGAATGTAAAAATACCATATAGAAGTCCTCTTGATGGCAAGTATCATAATTATATTCCAGACTTTATGATACAATACACAGATAAAAATGGTAATCAACACGTTGAACTTATAGAAATCAAACCTGCTAATCAAACAACAATGGAAAATGCTCGTAATGGTAGAAATCAAACACAAGTGGCACTGAATGCCGCAAAGTGGACAGCGGCACAAGAGTGGTGCAAACGCAAAGGTATACGTTTTAAAGTTATCAACGAAGATCAAATATTTCAAACCAAGAAAAAACGCAATCCAAAGAAACGTATATCTCGAAAGAGAGTGAAATAAATACTAGCATGACAAAGAAACTAGAAGAAGAGTTTAATCTGCCTCCAATTGACGAGGCTCTCGATGCAGAGAAGCCTGAGCAAGAGCCAGTAAACATTCAAACAGTTGAAGATGCTATAAGTGTTAGTGAAAAAATTAACAATGCTTTACAAGAAGTCAGAGGAATGGAGCACCATGATAAAGAAATGGACGACATTGCTCAACAGGCAGTCGAAAGTTATGAACAACTTATGAGTCTTGGTATGAATATGACAGACATGGCGGCAGGTAGTGTATTTAACAATGCGGCAAACATGTTAAAAATTGCATTAGAGGCCAAAGACAGTAAAGTTCATAGAAAATTAAAGCAAGTTGATTTAATGCTAAAGAAAGCAAACTTAGATCATAGAGTAAAATCAAAAGGTGGTGATCCAGACTTTAGTGCAACAGCCTTAAGTCGCAATGATTTACTCAAAATTTTAGGAAAAGATGATAAATAAATGCATAGTGGTATAACCACGCATTATTTTAGGAGAATAACATGGCACAATCAAAAGGAAACGGAGCCGGTGTAGCAGAATTTGTAACAGGTAGTCTTATTTCAAGACATAACCTTAAAGCAATTTTAGTTGACACAGGTGCAGACCTTAGAACAGAAGATGACGCATCAGGTGAAGCAGTTGAAAGAGCATTAAGTCTTATTCAACCACTTATGTATGTAATTCCTACAGCAAACGCAGGACAAATTCATGCAATCGTTGACGGTAGTCAATTAGATGCGGCGGCTTTACAAGCACAACTTAGAGCAATTGGTACATCAGCAGTTAATAATTATGACTTCTCAGGTGCAACAGTTACTTTAGGAACAGGCTTAGTTGTAAGTTAATAAAACTTTACAGTTTAACAAGAGAAGGCAGATTTTATTCTGCCTTTTTTTGTGGCTAGATGATAAATACATGTAACAGGAGAATTTGACGATGCAATTTAAAGACTATCTAACAGAAAGTTTAAACAAAGAATACTCATACCGTGTAAAAATTGCGGCTGATTGTACTGCTGATCATTTAGCAGTTATCGAAAAGGCGTTAAGCAAGTACAACGTAGTGAGTGTTGCTGATTTTAAACGTAAACCAATATCAGAAAACCCAGTAGAGTTCGCAAGAATCAAAGGTGTTAAATTAGTTTCAGAAGTTTGTTCAACTGACATAGTAACTGGATATCCTGTTAATCCAAGAATACTTGAAGTTTGGCTTGCAGTAAACTTAGGCCTCGATCACAGCAGAGTTTTATGCTATGATGTTAAAGAGCCAAGAAGACAATTTGCCGATCAAGCAGAAGAAAGATTAGAAAATGATAAAGATAGACAAGTCACAGAAGAAGATGCAGTATTAAATGCTGAAGAACAAGAGCATTATGAGATTGACGAAGACGAGAGCAAAGACTACGGTTACGGTGAGGCTCACAATGCTAGATTTATTGCAGAGTTAGAAAAGATTAAAGCAGAGAAAGGCGAAGATTACTTCCGTAATTACCCTTCAAAAGATGATTTAATGGGCGACACACTTAGAGCAACATATGATTCAATAGTAAATACACCTAACATGGGTGCTGGTAGTGAAGATGGTAAAGAAGTTACAACCATTAATCAAGCAGGAGTTACTACATAATGAGCAATAAGATGTCAGACATAGATGTATGCAGATCTCTTTTAAACATCATAGATGAGATGTATGAAGCAGATGGCATTACACCAAAACTAAATGAAGATCCTAGAGAAGCATGTCACAGTAAAACACATGATTGTGCAACACTAGTTATACATCCTAAGTGGGGAGAAGGTAAGCCAGTATACGAAAGTCATGCAGTACCAACAGACGACGGTTATGTAGCATGGTATGATGTAGAATTTGAGCATGGTATAGAAAAAGAAGTACCAGCAGAAGACATGAAAATCATTAAACTTGCAGAACACGGTGCCGTGAATGCAAGTGAATTTAAGCCTCATTTAATGTTTCACCCTGAAACAGGCGAAGAAGTAGAAATTAAAAAGCCAGAAGACCACGACAAGTATGCTAAAAAAGGTTATGTACATGATAAAAAAGATGTAAAACCTAAAAAAGTAGACGAAGCAATGATGGATGCATATGGTTCAGATGAGTCTTGTGATGATTGTGCAGATGACAGTCCAGAACAAGTGGAAGGCTCTGTTTCTTTTAGTCAACACAAAAGCACAGATAAAGGTTCAGTAAGTATAGAAGCAAGTGGCGATGATATGCAAGAACTTGCAAAAGTACTTAAAATGGCAGGACTTACATTACCAAAAGATATGGCTGGTAATGTAGCATCAGCAGATGACAAAGAGCCTGAGGAAGAAGAATTACTTTTACCAAAAAACGATGATGAAGCCGATGGTGATGATGCAGAAAAACAGGATGCAAAGCAAACATTGGTTAATATTATCAAAGACAAACTCCAAAAGCGTCTTAAGTAATCCCAATACCGGTATAAATACTAGCATGGAGCAATCACATGCCTAGAGGAACCGCGGATACCAGTTTAGTCAAACCAGCCAATCAGGTTTTTGACTACGACGAAAGAACTATACTAGAATTCAAGCAATGTGCTGACAATGACGGCGGTCCTTTGTATTTCATGACTAATTTCATGGCAATACAACATCCAACAAAAGGTAATATAGATTTTGAGCCTTTTGAATACCAATTAGATCTAATAGAAAACTACAATAAACATAGATTTAGTATTAACATGCTGGGTAGACAGATGGGTAAAACTACTGTGGCGGCAGGATACTTGCTGTGGTATGCTATGTTTAAGCCTGATAGTACAATACTTGTTGCGGCTCACAAACATTCTGGTGCACAAGAAATTATGCAACGTATTAGATATGCATATGAAAGTTGTCCAGATCATATTAGAGCAGGAGTTGTAGAATACAATAAAGGAAGTATAACATTTGATAATGGTTCACGTATAGTAAGTAGTACAACAACAGAAAACACTGGTAGAGGTATGTCACTTACACTAGTTTACTTAGACGAGTTTGCTTTTGTGAGAAACACTATTGCTAAAGAATTTTGGACCTCACTATCACCTACATTAGCAACAGGTGGTAAGTGTATTGTAACATCAACGCCAAACAGTGATGATGATACATTTGCTACAATTTGGGCAAATGCATTAAACACATTTGATGAGTATGGTAACGAAACAGAAGATGGTACTGGGCGTAATGGCTTTAAGGCCTACAAAGCAACATGGGACCAGCACCCTGATAGAGATACAAGTTGGGCAGTACAAGAAAGAAACAGTATTGGCGAAGAACGTTTTAAGAGGGAACACGATTGTGAATTTGTAATTTATGATGAAACACTGATAAGTTCTCTTAAATTAGTAGACATGAAAGGTATTGATCCTATTAGAACAATGGGACAAGTACGTTGGTACAAACATCCACACCCTACTTGCACTTATGTTGTAAGTTTAGATCCTTGTGCTGGTACTGGTGGCGATGCCGCAGGTATACAAGTAGTAGAATTACCGACAATGGTACAAGTTGCAGAATGGCAACATAACTTAACTCCTGTAGAAGGACAAATGAAAGTTATGATGGAGATAATGCAATACCTACAAGAACTACAAGTTGCACAAATATATTGGAGTGTTGAGAATAATAGCATTGGCGAAGCGGCTCTTGTAGTCATTAGAGATACAGGCGAAGAAAGTTTTCCAGGAGATTTTTTACATGAGCCTAAAAAAGTTGCAGGTAGGCGTGCAAGAAAAGGCTTCCATACTAGTCACAGAACAAAAGTAGAAGCATGTCTAAGTGCAAAGCGGTTAATAGAACACGATAAAATTACACTTCACAGTAAACCACTTATATCAGAACTTAAAAACTTTGTTGCAAAAGGAAATAGTTTTAGTGCTAAACCAGGAGAGCATGATGACTTAGTTATGGCACTTATGCTCAACATTCGCATGATAAACTTTATAAGTACTTTTGAAGACGAAGTGTTTACAGCAGTTAATAGCACACTTGCTAACCCACGAGACTATGGTGATTATGATTCTGAGTGGGACGATAACGACGATGACGGACCAATGCCATTGGGTATACTTTGATAATACTTTGATAAATAGTATTAATAAGGAGTAATCTAAATGGCAGTGAACATCGAAGTAGTAGCAGAAAAAGTATTTAATTTACTTGCTGGTAATGGCTACGATATCTCTAACCTTAATTCTAAGGGTGAAAAAGTAATTGACCCTCAAGAAGCAACTAGATTTGTTGTTGTAAAACCTAACATCTTAGTTAGACTTGATCCATCAACAGAAACTCTATCCATGGGAGTAAGAGAAACATTCGACGATGATGATTTGCGAGATGCATTTAAACACTTAGCCGGTGATTACTTAATGAATTTTGATTATAGAATTTTTGGTAAAACTTTAAAACCAAAGTCTGAAACAATTGATATTGCTAAAAAGTCGGAGAAGAAAATGGGAGATATTTTAGAAGCCACAAATGAATTAAGAGAACTTTCAGGACTTGAACCTATAGAAATGCTTTCAGAAGCAGAATTTTGGTATGTACAAGACGAGTTATTTCCATTATTGGAAAATGATGCTACATTGGCAGGTCCATTTACAGTTGCTTCTAAAATGGGGCAAAACATTAAAAATCTTAAAAATAAATTTTTAGGCAAATTTGGTCATAAGGATTCAGGCCGCAGATCAATT